TTGAGTAAACTCCAACGCTAGACATCTTAGGTCCAGAAATTGATTCTGGTAAAAGCTCCCCATTTTTCCCCTCGTAGTTACGCTCTTTAACTCCCAAGAAAATTTTAGGTGCTCTTTTTTCCCGAATGGCTTTAGTTGTGTCAGCATAGTATTCAGTAGAAATCGTGTCGAGCCAGTTAGGTTTAATTGGCATGGAATCTAATTCAAACCAAAAAAAGCTATCATGTTCTTTTTTTCCTTTCAAAAAAGCGCATGCTTGTTGGAAGTAATAGTTACATGACATTGGGTATCCTAAAATGTTATCGTTAATCAAATGAGTTTTTGTTGTTAGAAATAAACTTTTTAAATCATGCTCAAGCCCTTCAATTTCATTTTGATTTTCTTTTGACCCAATAACTAATAAGTCATGGTCGCTCCCAATTGGGAATTTATTTATGATAGATTTAAATCGTCCTATCAAGTGTTTGTCGTGTTTAGATACAGGTATTACTAATAGCATATATTTTTTATATTATTACCACTTCACTTTGTCGGCCCAATGAGCCGCTGACATTTTTCCTTTTGATATATTTTTAGCATGTCTTGCTTTGAATGATTCTCTCCGCTTTTTATCAGAAGAAGACTCGCCTTCTTTCTTTGGAGAACCAGACACTCCCTGTTGCCCAAATCGAATCGTTTTAACTTTAGATCCCTCTTTAGCTAAAACAACATGGCTTTTAGTTGGATGGCTGGGTGTGCGTTTAGGTTTATTTACTCCAGATACGCCAAGTCGTTTGATAGATGATTTAATAAGTTCACTCATTGTTCATTAATGATTATGGCAATTTGCTGTCTTAACCAATCAGAAAAATTAAGTTTCTTTTTTAAAAGCAATGCTGCTCTGAATCTCATCCATTCAGAAGGCTTTAGTTTCGCAACTACTCTATGTGTTGATTTTTCTTCCACAAAACATATCCTACATAAAGTATATAAGTATGCAATAAAAAAATTGCAGTCACCTAATATATTTGATAATTTATAAAGCATGACATCAGTTCCAATCTACGGACTTCCTATTGAGGGATACATCCACCAGTATGACTTTAACTGGAAAAAAGGCACACATCAGATAGCTATCGAGCTTGCTATGTTTAGAGAAAAAATCACTAAACGAATCCCTGCTGATATTGGTGGAGTTGATACGTTCTTTCACTTTAAACGCATAGCTAAGGCATTTTGGCCTGAGAAAGACACTAAAGCTCCAGCTAACTTCATATGGCATCCATGGGCAGACAGAATGATTCAAGCGGCATGTAAGCACGATTACATAGCAATAGCGGGGTCAGGTGGATTTGGTAAGTCAGAAGCATTCGCTATATGGGCTATTATTAATTATCTAGCAGATCCAGAGAATACCATTGTCCTAGCTACATCAACTACTATCAAAGCGTCTAAACAACGTATTTGGGGAAAGATTGTAAAGTACTGGACTGTATGCGAAAAGCTAGGACTTCCAGGTAAGTTAATCGACTCATTAAATACAATTAGATTCATAGATAAAAACGGAAAAGCAACTCAAGGTGACTTGTCTGGAATTACTTTAATTCCAGGTGAGAAGAAGAAAGAAAAGGATGCTACTGGAAAGATGCAGGGTATCCACCAAAAGAATGTTATCTTTGTAGCTGACGAGTTATCTGAGCTTTCAGAGGCTATTACTGAGGTTGCATTCTATAACTTGAGTAAGGGCTGCGAACGATTTCAATTTATTGGAATATCCAACCCTGCTTCATACGTTGATGCATTTGGTAAGTTTGCAAAACCAAAAGAAGGATGGGAAACAATAAGCGTAGACGATGATGAGTGGGAAACATCACGTGGAATATGTCTTCACTTTGATACTTTCAAAAATCCCAACATGATCGCAGGGAAAAAATTGTATTCATGGATGGATGCTCCCGAAGATTTAGAAAAGGTTCCAGTTGAAGAAAGGAATACTGCTTCATATTGGAGGATGTATCGTGGATTTTGGTGTCCTGCTGGTGTGTCGGATCAAATCTATTCCGAGGTTGAAATACTTAACGCTAAAGCTACAGACAAAGCAATATGGTTAGACAATAATCTGATACGAGTTGCATTCCTAGACCCATCATTTACTAATGGTGGAGATAGAACTATTCTTTACTTTGGAACAGTTGGAAAATTATCAGAACCACATGGATTCAGCGGATTGCAATTTGACGAATACATTCAGTTTAGTGAGGACGTTACTGATAAAACAATGACTAGATCTCAACAGGTTGTTAAATGGTTTAGAAACGAATGCATAGTTAGAGGAGTTCAACCTAAGAATGCTGGATATGACAAGTCTGGTGCTGGTGGACCTCTTGGTGACTTTATATCCGTTGCATGGTCTAAAGATGTGTTTGGTCTACAATTCGGTGGCAGGGCATCAGAAAAGCCTGTTAGCGCATACGATCCAACTCCAGCACATGATAGGTATGTAAACCATGTATCTGAAATATGGTACTCAGCTAAAGAGTACATGAGGACTGGTCAGATAAAAGGTATCGGTTCAGACCTTATGGTTGAAATGTGCCAACGTAAACTAGACCCCAATGGAGAAAAGAATCTCAACCTTCGTATTAAAGTTTTACCAAAGACAGAAATGAAATCTAGGTTTGGTATGTCACCCGACATTGCTGACGCAGGAATGGGGCTATTAGCCCTCGCAAGAGAAAGGTTGAACCTTGACTCATCTAATGCTACAAAAGCCTTAAATCCAAGTAATCAATCAACAAGTAAATCTTGGAAAACACTATTTGGGAAATTTGATATTTATACAAAACAAAATTCATTTATGTAGATGAATAGAAATGTTACATTGATTGTATTTGAGGGAGTTAAGTCACGGCACTCTGAGTCTGAAAAATTATTTAAATACATTTGTTCTTTAGGGGATTTTGGAGATGCAGTGTTTATACGTGATGATTGTAATTATAAACAAGCTATGCAGTGGGAAATAGGCATGTTTTATGAATATGTAAAAACATCACACGCATTACTATGTACACATGATGGATTTATTTCAAATCCCAATCTATGGAAAGATTCTTGGTTAAAATATGATTTGATTGGATCTCCTTGGCCTGAATATTATAATGTAAACAATCGTGTTGGTAATACTGGATTTTCATTACAATCAAAAAACTTTTTAGAAGTTGCTAAGTCGCACAGAGAATTATGGAATGGAGAAGCTGGAGATGTATTCTTATGTCAAATAATGCATGACAAATTTCGTGAATTAGGAATTAATTATGCTGATGTTAATGTTGCATCTGAATTTGGGTGGGAACATTATATTGAAGAAAATACATGTGGTCCTAATATATCATTTGGATTTCATGGATGGGTTGCTGGAAAAACAAAAGAACATTATTATATATTTTAAAAATTATGAATCACGAATCAGAAACATCAAGGAGCAAACATTTACTAGAAAAGTATTGTGTTGGAATTGGCATGGATGTTGGTTATGGAGGTCAAAAGATAACTGAATCAGCATGGGCATTCGATATGCCTCAACCATACACTAACGTGGGTGGTGACACTCAACAACTACGAGGAGATTGTAGAAAGTTTAATTTTATATGTGATAATGCATTGGATTATATTTATAGCAGCCATGTCTTAGAGGATTTTAGATATAATGAACTAATTGATATAATAAAAGAATGGCGTAGGATCTTAAAGCCTAATGGATTTATTGTTACGAATTGCCCTAACCAACAGGTATTCTTGGCTCATTGTGCGGCAACAGGACAAGGAACTAACGATGCACATAAAGAACAAGATTTCTCATTATTAAACTTTAATGAAAGAGTGCTAAAGTTTACTGGAGATTGGGAGACTGTTTTTGAATATGATAACTTTAAACCTTACTCATGGTTGCAAGTTATTAAGAAAATAAACATTTAACTTTTTCAATTGATTGTAAAATTAATTGATTATTAATTCCTAATGGAACATCTTTGGATGTATCATTAAGTATTTTAAACTCTATTTCTTTTTTTGTTTTATTTACTCCTTCTTGCATAACAAGTTGAATTAAATAATCAAGGTAATGCGACTTAATTGTTTTATTATTTAACTGATATATCCATCCACCTACAGGGCATTCAAACTTATCAAGTGTTTCTTTTATTTCTGTAGGAGGAATATCTATTTCTACATTGCCTATTTTCTTTTTAATAGATCCATCGCACGAATAATATGTATTGTATCGTTTAAAGATGCAATCTGGAGTTGTTAAACATACTTCTAATATCGAATCATGCTTTAATCCTTCAGCTATGCAATTAGGAGAACTTTGGTTTCCAATAAAGCATTCACAGCTTTTTATAGCTATAGCTAGATCAAGGTAAGTATTTATTTTTAACCCGTCTATTTTGCCATATCTATTACAAAAAACTTTATATTCTAAATCGCTTCCAACAAATAACATTTTATCCCTTAATGTATTAGTAAGTTCTTTCCACGGGAATAATGTATTATTATATCTTGATGTCTTGTTAACAATAATACTGCCATAAAACCTTTTATCTTCAGGACAAAATAACCACTGTTTAGAAAAATCAACGGGTTGATTTATCCAGTTAGCATGCAATTCAGCTAATGTTTTTCCAAAAGGATGCCCATTTTGTCTAAAATCTATAAACGATTTATCTATTGTTTGATTAGAATATTCACCACATTTCCCTATGTATGGTTGAATTTCAAGTAATTCAGTAAGCATCCTTACTGCATACGGATTATTTTTAATATAATAATTCCCGCCACCACAAGCCTGTACTGAAGCAAGACTTAGTATTATATCTCCTAAGTCTTTACTGTGCAAAAAATTCATAGACCATGATTTTTCCAACAATAATCCATTCTTTTAAAATCTTGTTTTAATTCTTCAGGCAATCCTTTTTGTTGAACATCAACTGGAATATGCACTGCTGCTTTTAATGAACAACTACAGACAAGGCATACACCAAGTTCTCCATCCCTACTTGTCTTTCTATTTCCAACAATAGAATGGATGATTGATAATACTGCGGACATACACGCACCACAACCAAATTGCAATGTTCCATTCATTGGACAGGATGCACACATATCTGCTCTCCAATCAGCTTCCTTTTGAGACACGAAAGCTGGCTTGCCAGACATTGTCTTTAACGCCCAGTCTTTCATCATATTTAAAAAAGATAAAGCTGCCTGTAATGTTAATTTCCTTCTTTGAATATTCTTCATGCTTGTTCTGATACACGTTTTCCCCCAATGAGGGTTTTGCTTGCACATCTCAGACAGAAACTCTTCCTCCCACACTGGCGATAACATTACACTATTTGCAAGCGAATGTTCAGTGTACGCTTTACGAATTGTTGGGTAATCGTAACTTTTAAATTCAACTCCAGTAACTGGATGTTTTATTTTCCATCCACCATTTGGTGAGTCTATTGTGTTTATTTCAAATTCAATCATTCAATCGACATTCGTTTTACTGCTCTTGTTGCACGTTTATTTGCATCTTGTGAGTATTCTTCAAGTTGTGATTGATACCTTGAAGCGTCCATTCTTTCAAGACTTTTACGACTTCTAAACATACTTTTACTAACATAATCTCCATACGTTTTTGCGTACGCATAAAACTCTTCGTTTGTCATTGGACGTTCCAATCTTGCTTCAGCATTCCTTCTTGTAGGTATGGTTGGACCATCACCTTTGCTTAGAACTAATTCATTTAATTCATTCATAGGTGTGTTTTTAGGGAAAGAAAACACCATTGGTACTCCCAACTTGTACAACTTATCTCCCCAATCGTCTGCACGTATTGGTTGTCCAAAAGCATTTAATGCTTTAGTTCCAATCATTGGTCCCACTATTGGTATGTTAGAGTATATTGCTCCAGACATAGACGATCTATCAATCGGATCATTAATAAAATCAGATATGTTCCTAGCAAGAGATGTTCCAACTA